TAAAGATATGGGGTTAACTTGAAGGTTTACTTCATTGAATTATAATGAATGTGGGTAGGAACTGCCCTTGCACCAGTTGCCATATAACTTTGTCTAACAGTAGTATTTGTTTGTTGTATTGGTTGTGAAACTACTGTATTATTAATAACTTGACCATTCATATTTCCATTTTCAGATGTAAATGTTGGTGTTGCAACTCCAACAGTTCCAAAATTCAACTCAACTTTATTCATACGACCTAATGCAGTTGATAGTTCTTTTAAATGTCCAATTTTAGTACTATCTAAATTATTTAATGCATTTGACAATGCACTGACACCATTACCAAGACTTGACATTTCAATACCAAGTCCAGATTTTATTTCTATTTCTCCGAGTCTATTTAATTGGTCAACTGCACCAACACCAAAGAAATCTGCAAGTGCTTGTCCAAAAGTTGTTTGAGGTAATTCGAAATTTGTTAATGCACCTTTAAGTTCTCTAAGATTTTGTGCTGTTTTTCCCATATCACCTTCGTATGGTTTTAATGCATCTGCAAGTTTCTTTAAAGGATGTTGACCAAAATTACCAAGTGAAAAAGTACCACTAGCTGCAGACATTAAGTTTCTAATATCACCTGCTACAGTAGCAAGTTCTCCTATGTTACCTTTTATTCTAGGGACATTCATATTTTCAAAAGGTAAAATACTTTCTGCAAAATTACCAAGTCCTTTACCCATCAAGACCAAAGTACCTACTAAAGCCATGATTGCTAATGCACCAGCTCCCATGATTAATGCACCAATACCAGAGGTTACGATTCCACCTAAGACTCCCATCAAAGTTGCAAGACCTAACATACTACCAAGAACTTTAAGCATATTGACTTTACCAAATGCTTCCATTCCATCGAATGCTCCCATCTTGTCACCAAGTGCAAATGCACCAAAAATACCAGTAAATCCTACACCTAGTGCAAGACCACCAATTGCTAATGCAGCTGCAAATTTTAAAGCACCTTTTGCAAATATTCCCATACCAGCTGCAGCTGCAGATAATCCAGCACCAGCAACACCACCAATTGCAGCTGCAACTCCTAAGAATACTGATGCAGCTCTAAATGAACCACCAGCTTTTGCATCATCACCTTCAGCTTCTGTTGGTTGGTCATCTCCACCACCTAAAACTGTTTGTCCAGATATTGCAGCTTTATTTTGTGTTCTTAATTGTTGTTCTTGAATCTTAGCATTCTTTTGATTTATTTTAAGATTAGTCTCGTCTATTTTTAGTCGTTTCTTATCAGTTTTTTTACCAAATATTCTATCTTTAGCAGCCATTGCTAATCTAATCAAGACTGATTTTAAACTTTGTCCTATGAATGTAAGTATAGTACCAAGGAATGGTATTTGTTGTAATATACCAACAGCAGGCCCAAAGAAACTTAATACTCTATCAAAGTCTCCTTTAAGATTTTCTTTAAATGAATTTCCAATTCCAGCAACAGTTAAGTCACCACCTTCTTGAACAGATTTTTTTAAGTCTTCAAATCCACCACCAAAAACTTTAACAACATTTCTTTCAAATTCACTTAGATTTTTACCAAACTTTTGAAACTCTTCTATAGATTCTTTCTCTTTTTCTAATGCCATTATTTGTGGATTAGTAGAGACATCTTGGTTAGTTTCTTCTAAAGTATCTCTTAATGTTGCAAGTCTGTCTTTTACTATGTCTAGTTGTTCGGAACTCTTTGCAAGAATCATGGCAGATTCTTTAGAGTAACCAGTCTGTTCTAAGACTGCAGCGGTGTTTGCTCTTTTTGCCTGTGCCTCAGATAGTCCTTCGATTGCATCAACTGCCTTCTCGAACTTCTTTCCAGCTGCATCTTGTCCTTTAGTAGTTTTTGCCTCAGACTTTCTTAGTTGAGTCAAAAGTTTATCTATTAAAGGTTGTGCTTCCTTATTGGTTAGTGGACTATCTTCTGCCATAATACTATTTATTTACTATTGTTATTTGAATCGTGTTCTTTAGCTGCACTATTTACATATAGTCCAAACCATGCAGCTCCAGCTCCTACCAGAATACTGATAAGACCAGATTGTTCCATAGTCGGTGCTTCTAAATCTATGAACCACATTACTACGAAGTAAATTAAGAATATGTACACACTTAAGAATGCACGAGGCCATATTCTCCAACTATCTACTGCTCTTGCAAGGAATATCCATTTTTGCCATGGATTTTTCTTGTCATCGTGTTCTAACTCGAATATTTTTTGTTTGAGGTCATTGTTCTCTGTAACCATTTCCATAAACTTGCTTAAGTCTATTTCAACTTCATTACGACTCATATCACCACTAAACTTTTCTCTATCACTCATAATACTCTCCTATCTTCTATTTTGAGCTTGTTTATACTTCAACTCCTCTTCTTCGAGGTGTTGTAGTAGTAGGGAAACATATATTTCCCTTTCCCATGGATGCATATCATCCAGTTCGTTTAGTGACCAACCATGATGTTGGATTAAACCAAAGTTTGTTTGAATATAATTTGCAAGTGTTTCATGAGAAAGGGTTAGACGAAAAAATTCTGTATTCCTTCTAACCTAACCTTACATGGTGTTCCACATTTATTGCAATTGTATTCGACATCCTTAATCAGTTTTGGTAAGCTACTAAACCATTCCATTATATTGTTAAATTGTTCTGTAGATAATTCATTAACAAAATCATTTAACTCTTTGGTTGTAAAATCACCTTTACTATGGACTTCTTCTGCATCAAATATAGATTCTATTGATTGTGCTAATACACTGAATATGTCATTAGAACCTATTTCAGATATATCTCCAATAGTTGCTTGTATTTCGTTGAAATTAGGAACTTTTAAAGTTACACCAACACTATCTGTTAACATAATTTTATTATCCTTAACTTCTCCTTCAACATTAATACTTGATAAATCTACTTCTACAGTAGATTGTCCATCACATGTAGGTTGGTTTTCACAACCAAGTACCACATTGGTGATTTCACCAACAGACTTAATCCTTACTTGTAAGAATAAGTACTCTAAGTCTGTATTCGATAAATCCCTAACAGTGTCTTTCGACTCAGTTAAAGTGCAACACGAGTCAACTAAGTTGACAACAGTGTTAGATATCGTTTTAACTTCTCCATCTTCTAGTGCTTGAAGTAATACCTTTTGTTCACCTACAGTGAATGGTCGGTATTTTGCTTCTCTACCAGAGATAGGTAACTTACAAAAATACTCTATAGTATTTAATTTAGGTAATGCCATAATATACTCCTATCAATTAATCAAAGATTGCGTCTTCGATTTTACCTCTTACCTTGTTTCCAAGTTTAGAAAAATATTTATCCAAATAACCAGTAATTAGGTTAGATGGTTTAGAATTAGTAAATTCACTATTCCAATATCTATATCTAAATTGTGCGTTAAATTTCATTACATCTGCATTCTCATACCCTACATTTATTACACCTAACTGTAATGGAAATGCATCGGTCATAATACATCTGTAATTAACTTGGTCATATTTGTCTAACATTTCTAGTAATATAATTCCAGTATAATCATCATGAAATTTACTGTGAAAATTACCACTTTGAAATGAATTTATTTGTGATTGCCACAATTCAATCAACTCTCTTTCTTCAAAATCGTTTGTCATATAAAAAGAACAATCAAATTGGTCATATTGTGGTTTGTGTGGGATTGCTCTTTTAGGCCCATATTCTGATTCCTCTTGAGTAAAGAAACCTCTGCCTGGCATGGTTGCAGATTCACATTTTAATCCTCTGATTGATAGACCACCAGTCTTTGCACCAGTACCAAACATTGATATATTATATCTATTGGGTCTTTGCAGATTATCCATCTGTGCTTTAAATCTTTCTAATTTCATCCTGCTATTTTCTTCCTACTTTCTTTCCAGACATTATCCATCGTAGACTTTCTAAATGATTCAGTTGGTAGAAATATTGCAATCTCCCAATCTGCTGAGTCTACTATTGCAAAACTGCTTCGTATCTGACTGGTTAAATAATGTTTTACACATGGTTTAAAATATGGTTTACCACTAATACCTTTAAGTAATTGATATGTGACATTAAATCTAGTTGATTCGTCATACTTAGTGTTATTTGTTCGGTCATATAATTGGTCTAAAAACTGAGCTCTCAATGTATGTGGTAAATAATGCAAGTTTAATCCTAAAAAACCACCTTTTGCTGGTTCTATTGGTATAGTAAGAGGGAATCTATCATAATAAGGTAAGGTTCGTTTATGTTTAGGGTCATACATGTACATATACATGTCACCATATATGAACCTTTTTCTATTTCTTGCATCTTTCATCAATTGGTTTCTATTGACACCTTTTATTTGAGAGACACGAGTTCTAAACCATCTCATGGACTCTTTAGTCCTTGCTTGGATTCCACCTCTAAAGGCTTCTCTTTCTAACTTGTCGAATAATCCTGCCATACATGTATTTATACCACTTTGACAGATAGGTACATATTTTTGTATAATACTCTTGTAATTAAGTGAGGAAATATGAATCAAACATTAATTAAAGAACTATCAAAGATTAAAACTCCAGAACAGTTGAATGAGATTTATAACTTTG